TTAATTTATAATTATTCTTTCCTTTTTTCATCCAATGAAAACCTTGTGGTGCTTTTATATTTTTATCTGCCATTATTTTTTACCTCTTTGTTTTTTTGATATTGCTATGGCTGCCTGTTGTTTTCTACTCTTACTATATTTTTTCTTCTTCTTTTTTGCTCCTGCATATACTTCAGGTATAAAAGCTTTTCTCATTCCTAAACCCATTACTTATATCCTCCTCCAGCTTTCTTATAAGCTTTGGCTAATGCCTGGGCTTTTCTCGCTGACCATTGTCCAGCTTTTGTACCATGAGAAGCTTGTGCTTTTATTCTTTGAAATATTTTTTTTCTCATATTTGGTTTTGTATAATTTCCTGCTTTGTTAACTGTACTCATATATCCTTTCTTATGTGCTTGATAATATATTCATTTTTTTATAGTAATTTTTAATATGATTTGCGTTCATTGCTCCATAAACTTCTTCAATAAAATTACCACCTGCAGCACCTTCAATATTAGTTCCACCAGTACCTGTAGTTCCTGTTTCCATAGTCATATCTTCATAACCTGGAAATGCAAAAGGTTCAATAGTTTCTAATTCTCTATAGTTACCTAATAAAGAATCTGATTTTGCTAATGCAACATCTTTTAATTTTTTAGTTATAGTAGATTTACCTTTAGAAGTTTTAAACATATCATTACCAGTAAATTCATAACCTTTACCATCTCCTAATACTTTATAATTTTTACTATTAGCTATATCAAAATTACTTTCTAAAAATTTTGTACCTTCATCAAAATCAGTTACCATACCTTTGTACGCAACATTTTGATTTAATCCATTATTTTTTAATAGCTCACCAACTTGATAATCATTAATGTAAGTTCCTTCAGCTATAGCTTGTTTCTTAACATCACTAAAAAATCTCATTGCATCATTACTATAACCACTTAATGTATCTGCATATGATTTATTAATAGTGTCTGTTATTAATTTTTGATTTTGTAATTGTGATTCAGTTAATGATTTAGTAAACCATCCACTTTTACTTGCTGCAGTTTGTGTACCTAAATCTGATGCTTGAATAGTTCCTGCTCTTAATGATTTTGCAGCTTGGTCAACATCTAAAAGCATAGGACCTTCACCTGGACTAAATACTTCTACTTTACCTGCACTAGCTTTTTTACCAAATGTATTTCCAAAACTTGTTTTTGCATTGTTATATAAATTTTTTACACCATTAGATATTCTAGAAAATATATTATTACCTTTACCTATATTAGAAAAACTTTTTGTTATTCTATTTGTTATACTAGACATACCTTTTGATATTTGTCCTGAGATTGCATTAAATTTATTTCCTACATTAACACCCATTTGTCCAATACTTCTTACAAATGTATTAAATACACCTGTTCCTTGTGTGGCTGCCATGTTTGTAAATCCTGCACTTAATCCTGATAATGCATATGGCATTGCCATTGATAAAGCAATAGTACCAAGAGGTCCAAGTTTTTTATTTATTTTAGCAACACCTCTTATTACAGCTTTACCTACTTTTGCAATACCTTTTGCTATACCTTTAGTAATTTTACTTACTGGTTTCTTTACTGCTTTTGTTACTTTCTTAAATACTTTTCTTACACTTCCCATATTAATTCTCCTTTTTTCCTATTCCTTTCCATATGTCTATTGCAAAACCACCTAATGTTTTTAATGTATTTGCTCTACCTGCATCATTAACAGCTTCATTACCTAATGCAGCTATAGCTAAATTAGTTTGTCTTTCTTCTGCATTTTGTGCTGATTCATATTCCCATTTAGCAGCATCTCTCATTTCTTGCCATAAGAAAGATAATCCTTGATTACTTAAATTAAATGCGTTCATTGCATTAGCTTGATTAACAGCATTAACTCCTGCAGTATTTGCAGTATTAGTTTGTCTTCTCCATTGTACATTTGACTGTTCAATTAAATTTGCATTTTGTGTATTGAATTGATTTTTATTATATTCTAATTGACTGTTAAATTTTTCTATTTCTGAGTTTAATTGATTCTGTAATCTTTCTGCTTCTAATGCATTGTTTTGATTTAATGCAGCAACTCTATTAGATTCAGTTACATTGTATTGATTCATTGCATCATTTCTTGCAGCATTTTGCTGATTGATTGTAGATGATAAACTATTTACAAATTGATTTGTTTGATTAATACTTGAAGCATTAAATTGTGCAGCAGCATTATCTGCAGCTTGATTAGTTAACATTGCTTGTTGTCTATTCTGTGTATTTAAAACTTCTAATTGTTGTGCATTAGATAAGTTTGCCATATCCATTTGTAAAAATGCTTGAGCATTAGCTACAGCTTTTTGTTGTGCATTACTTAAATTAGCCATATCCATTGTAGCTAACTGTACAGCATTTTGCATTGTAGCTTGTTGTGTATTATTTAAATTTTGTAATTCAAATGTTCTAAATAAATTAGAATTAGATATTGCAGTTTGTTGTCTATTGTTTAGATTTAATACATCTAAACCTGCAGTAGTTTGTGCATTTGCTAAAGCTGTTTGTTGTCCAGCATTTAAATTAGCTAAAGCCATTTGCTGTTGTAACTGTGCATTAGTTAAACCAGCTTGTTGTAAGTTTGCTAAGTTTGCTAATCTTACTTGTTGTTGTTGATTAGCACCAGCTATAATAGCTTGTTGTTCATTCATTGCATTAAGCTTAGTTAACTCTTGAGCAAACTGCCCAGTCATCATCTTAGCTTTCATGTCATTCTCAGCATTAACTAACTGAGTTTGAAAATTCTGTTGTGCTGATAACACAGAAGCTTGTTGTTCGTTACTTAAATTCTGTGCTGCTCTTTGTTGTAATGCAGTAGCATTTGATTGTGCAATAGGTAATGCTGAATTAATTATTGCATTTACTAAAGCATCTCTACCTATTGTAGATTTACTTAAACCTCTTTGAGCTAAATTCTTTTCTACATTTTCTACAGCTCCTCTTGCCCATGTAGGAATCTGTCCAGTATCTATTCCATCTAACAATGTAGTCATTTGACTAGATACTAATGCATCTGTAGGTAATGAAGCAACCTGTGCTTGTACTGCTGTAGGTTGTTGCATTATAGTTGCAGTAATACTTGCAGGATTATTTGCAACTGCTGCTTGAATATTTCCAGGTAGTGTTGCAGTTTGTCCAGCGACTGTTGCTGCTGTGCCTGTTAATACTTGAGCTAAAGCTCCTGCAGATAGTTGTCCTTGTTGTGCTTGTGTAACTGCAGATGTTGATGGTGCTGCTGTAGCACCTGTAGCTGTACCTGATAAAGTTCCTGTAACTGTACCAACTTGTGATTGTGTACCTACTGTACCAGATTGTGCAGTTCCTGTTTGAGCAGTACCACTAGCAGGTGTCATAGTTGCAGCAGTTATACCTGTAGGTGCTGCTACTTGTGTTGAAGTTATAGCTGATGGTGCTGCAATTTGAGAACCTGATATTGTAGTTGTTCCTACAGATGTAGGTGCAGCCATAGAAGTACCAGATAATAATTCATTACTTTGTACTGCTTGTTGTGTATATTGTTGTTGAGCAGCACTTGCTATTTCAGGAGATTTAATTTGTTCTGTTACAAACTTATCAACAAACTGGTCTCTAGTACCCATCTTTTGTTGTTGTGGTTGAGAAGCTGTAGGAATGTTTTCAAACTTTCTAGCTTCATCTCCAGTAGCAAATTTTTTTCTTCTAATTCTTTTTATTTTTGTTAACATATTCTACCTTATTTAATAAAAAAATTATAAGCACTACCTACTATAGTAGCTAATACTAATAATATCCAAATAGCTCCTTTACCTTTATTTATGTCAGCTCTTAGACATTTAGTTTCAGCTTTGAGTTCTTTTACTTCTCTAACTAAAAAATCTATCTTAACTTCTGTTGCTGATTTTTTTGGCATTATCTTCCTTGTCCTCTATATCTTAATTGTTTCTTTGTTCTGCCTTGTCTTTTCTTTTTATTCATAGTACTTGTGTTTGGTCTTCTTCCTTGTGAACTACCTTTCTTAATTGGTATATGTGCTTCTTTATTTAAAAATCCTTTTGTCTTAGCCATTATCTTGCAGTAGCTGGTATACTCTGTCCTACATTAGCCACAAGAGGTTCTTCTGCAAAGGAAGCAAAGATGTATGTATCTCCATTATTATTTGTAGTGTTATCAGCAATTCTAAATTTAAAACCATTAGAATAATAATCTACAAAAGTAGTTGATGATTCTGCATTAGTTTGGTCTGCAAAAAGATAACTTCCTATAGGATTTGTTGTATTTCTTGTAGCATCTGATAAAACCCAACTGTCGTCAGTACTTGTTCCTGATGGTGTAACTCTTTTGTGTAAAACAAATGCTGGTTTAAAACCAGTATAGCAAAAAGTACCATCTGTACTATTATTTCCTACATAACTTCCAAATTTACTAAAACCTTTTTTCTCTGCAAAGCAGTAGGCAATCATTCCAGTTGTTGCATTTGAACCACCATTTTGACCTAAAGTAAAAATTGATGAAGTTGGGTTTGTTGAATTTAAAAAATTGTTTGAAGTATAATAACCTGCTGTTTGGTCTAAAACTGCAACATTGTCATTTCCGATTGAATGATGATAAACATGCCAACCATTAGTACCACCTAATTCTTTCATTATTATAAATTTAGGAACAGCACCTAATCCATGACCAACAGTTGCACCTGCTGTATTGTTACCAGTATATTTAACAATACTAAATCCTGCTGTTGTGTTTGCAGATACAGTTGCAGTTATTGAACCATCTGTATTTGAAGAACCTGCACCACCTGCTTTCAAGTTCCATGATACAAAAGTTCTACTAGAACCATTACTACCTGCATCTGTTCCCATTGTAAATCCATCACTATCAAAACTTTTTAAAGATTCTGCTGTTGTAGATTCTACATTAGTTGCATCTGTAAAAATTTCTTTTGTTGCACCTCTTACTGCATCAAATACTCTATGACTTCCAGTAGAATCTCTTCTTTTTAACCATACAAAATCTGGTTGAAAACCAACACCAGTTATAGCATTAGAACTACCTGTACCTGTATAAAGTTTAGTATTAAAATGTAAGCTAGATTTTGAAATTGATGCGTATGCCATATTATATCCTATCCATATGTATTAATATTTTTTGTATTTAATGCGTAATATCCAGATGGTACATCATATTCAAATAAACTTCCATTACCATTTGAACCTGCAGAAGTTATAGCTGTTGTACCAAAAAATCCATTACCAAAGTTACAATCAGCTTGTGTTGCAGTATCGTAAGTTCCAATACAAACATGCTGACCATGTGATGCTTTATCAGATGTAGGTGTCCAAGTTTTAACAGCACCAGTTTTTGATGCTCCACTTGCAGGATTACCACTATTTTGCCATGTGCCATTAATTGCATAATAAAAAGCACCATTGTCACTATCTAAAGCAAAAGATAAAATATCTCCTGCACTAAAAGTTCCATATAAAACACCTGAAGTTGAACCACCATCAATTACTTTACCATCTGGTCTAATCATAATACTATCACTATTACTTCCACCACCATAACCAGAACCACCATTTTGTAATCTAAAAATATTATCACTATTTGTGTGAACAAAACCAAGTTTAGGATTACCATTACCATTAAGACCTGTTGCTTTAATTTCCCAATACCATTTACCTTTGTTGCCTGTACCTAATGTACTATAAGTTTCTCCATCATTTGTTGCTGTGTTTCCTTTAACTGTATTATTACCTTGAGTTAAATCACTCATAGAAGAAGTAGTTAATTCATTACAAGTAGAATAATTATTTGATGGATTATCAATTGCTTGTTTTAAATTTCCACTAACAGTTAAATTATTTCCATTACCAGAACTATCTAAACCTAAATTACCAGAGTTTTCAAATTTTAAATGAAAACCATTATTACCCCAAGTAACACCAGATGGTGATTTAAATTTCCAAATACCAGATGTAGAATCTGTTTCACCAAAAGTTGTTGGTGTTAATTGTTGTCCATCTACAAATGCAAAATGACTTTGATAACCATTAAAAAATCCAGCAGCAGCAGCACTATTTGAAAAAACTCCTACACCAAATCTTCTACCAGAAACATTAAATTCCATTGTATTATTTTGTCCTGGATAATTTCCTGTTGCCATTGATGTTTCTTGAACTCCATTAACATAAATTTTAACTCTATCAGATGCAGTTGATTGTGTTGTATCCCAAGCAGCAACTATATGATACCAAGCTGAAGTGTCTCTAAATACTCTGTTTGTTTGAACAATTGTAGAAGTCTGTTCGTTATAAAAATATATAGTATCATTGTGCATATTTAAATAACCTCTACTTGCAGCAGTTCCTCCATTATCCCAAGCTGCAAAAGTACCCATAGCACCTAGACCACTTCTTTTAATCCAATGGCTTACTGTGCCTTTGTAGGCACTTGTTGGTGTTCCATTTGTTCTATATAAATAACTGTTTGCCATAATATTATCCTAGTTAAACTGTCCTGAGTTATTTGCTCCTAAACTAATTGTTATTGTAAAAGCTCTATCAGCAGTTTGTCCTTCTGCATCTGTAGCTCTTATTGTAAATGAATAAGTTGTATCTGCAGTAGCACCAGATTCTGTTCCTGTTAAAGTTGAAGAACCTGAACCACTTGTTAATGTAATTCCTCCAGGTAAAGAACCTGATTGTAAAGTCATTCCAGTTGAATCTGTAGCTGTTAAAGTAATTGTACCAATTGAACTACCACCACTAAATGAACCTAATGAACCAGCACTTGTTACCCAAGCTGGTGCATCTGATACTGTTAATAATGCAGTTGAACTTCTAACAGCATTACCATCATTATTTTCAATTCTTAAAAAATATGTACCATCTGTTGTTAATGTAAATGTAGCAACTATTGTAGTTGAATTTGTAAACGAAACTGAATCAGCTTGTGTAATTCCTCCACTTGAATTTATAGCTTCAACTATTGGTACTGATATAAAATTTGTTCCTGTAATTGTTACAGCAGTTTGTGTGTTTTCTATTACTGTAGGTGAGATAGATGATATAGTAGGTTTAGTTTCTCCTACTGTTACACTACCACCTAAAGAAACTGCTGAACCATTAATTGTAATAGCTGAGTTAGATAATTTATCATTAGCAATAGAACCTGCTAATTTTGCATTAGTAACACTACTATCTACTATTTTAACAGTTGAAACTGAATTGTCAACAGGAGTTGATAATAAACCTGTACCCATGTGATATATAAAATCACAAGTATTTGCATCTGCTAAAGCTGCATTAAATGTAATTGTAGAACCACTAACAGAAAAATTACCATATTGAATAACTCCATCAATAGATACTACCATTGTATCAGCCGAAGATGGAGTAAATGCTACACCACCTTTAGTTAAATTATAAGGACCAGCACCTGTTGAAGTAGCTGGTGTTATAGCATCTAGCTTTTCTACATTACTAAATCTATCTAAATTTTGTCCTATGTAAGCCATATTATTACTCTATTATATCCCATTGTTGACTTATTTCATTCCATTTATATTCTTGACCATCTGTAGGATAAGCAACTGGTGCTTCCCATTGACAAGTTTCTTCATTTAGTGTCCAACTTTGATATGGTTTTGGAGAAATAAAGGCATCTCTATCTTCATCATAAGTATAACCTATTCCAGCAAAATTTTTTCTTAAATTACCATTGTATGAAGTTTGTTTCCAAATATTATCTGAACCATGTAAATTATTTAAAAAATCTATTCCAGCTTGTTCAGTTGTAGCAACATCATTTGATACTACATGAACTGCAATAACTTTATTATTTTCATTTAATTTTGCAAAATGTGCCATTATCCTGTGTAACTCCCATCTCCATTATAAACTAAAATTGTATCTGAACCTGATTGTGAAACTGTTGGACTTCCTGTTGTTGTTCCTGAATATCTTGAAGTTGGCATTCTTAAAATTACAACACCTGAACCACCATTTGCTCCAGCTACATCATGTGAACCTCCACCACCACCACCTGTGTTAGCAGTTCCATTTACACCTTGAGCATTACTTGAAGCAGCACCACCAGCACCACCTCCTCCTGTACCACCAGAACCAGGGGGAAGATTATCATAACCTTTTCCTCCTCCACCACCACCTCTAGCGACAGATGAACCTGTAATTAATGAATATAAACCATCACCACCATCTCCAGCTTCTGAACCATTTCCTGTGCCACCTGAAGTAGAAGCACCTCCTCCACCACCAGCACCTTGTTGTCCACTACTTCCTGAAGAACCAGCACCACCTGACATACCTTGACCAGAAGTTCCTGCACCTCCAGCACCTTGATATGCTCCTCCTCCTCCTCCAGAGCCACCTGAAGAACCAGCAGAACCAGGACTACCTGAGTGTCCTCCTCCACCTCCTCCTGTAGATATTATGTCTGTTATATCAGAACCAGCAATAGAAGAATTTGAACCATTTGTTGCATTTTGTTGAGTTCCTGTTGGCGAACCAGCACCTCCACCTCCAACTGTTATTGTATAAACAGTTGATGGATTTAATTGAACTGTTGTTTCTGTAGAACTATTTGCACCAGAAGTTTCTGAAGCATAAGAGTTTCTATAACCTCCAGCTCCTCCACCACCTCCAGCAGCTCTACCTCCACCACCTCCTCCAGCAATAACTAAAAAACTTGCTGTTGTATATTGTGGTGTTTCAAAAGTCACATCATCATCAGAAGTTGGAATCCAACCTTGTGTTGAATCAATATAAGTACAAGTTATTGTTTGACCATTTGTATTATAAACTGGATTAGGAGAAGTGTTTCCTTGAAATTTTACTGAATTTTGATTTATTGTTAAATTATTTGTTGCAAATGTTCTAGCATAATCTGTTAATACTATTGTATCTCCAGCACTAGCTGAACTTGGAAATGTACAAGTTATTGCACCTCCTGTTGTATTTACTGGATAACCTTTACCAACTACTGCATTAAAGTTTGAAGTTTGAACTGATTGCCAATCTGTACCTGTTGCAATTGTAGTTGATGCACCAAGAGCTACAGAAGAACCATTAATTGTAATTGCACCTGAGCCAGTTAATTTATTATTAGCAAAAGTACCTGTAGTTATTTTACTTGCATCAAGATTAGGAATCTCTGCTGCATCTAAATCTATTGCTGGGTTTCTAACTTTTATTATTGCCATATTATTTTACCTTGCTGTACATGGTACATTATTTGAACCTACTAATGATTGACCAAATGCTAAATATATATATTTATCTCCAGAATTATTAAATTCTGCATCTGTGTTTTTTATTTTAAAACCATTAGAAAGTATATCTATTGCTTTAGAAGAATTATCATTTTCAACAGCAGTTGTATCTGGTCTTAATTTTTTAGTTGTTAAATTAAAAGTATCCCTTGCACTATCAAATAGATACCAGTTGTTTGTTGCACCATCCACTTTTTTTCCCATAATCCAAGTAGGTTTAAAACCAGTATAAGCAAATGTTCCATCTGCATTTCCATTTCCATAGTAATATCCAGCTTTACTAAAACCAGTTTTATTTGCAAAACAATAAGCTACATAAGTTCTACCACTTGTGTTTGTATCTCCTGTTCCTACACTAAATACACTTGAAGTTGGAGTTGTATTATTCCAATTTGATGAAGAATAAGATATACCAGTAGTATTTAATACAATACTTGCACCATTTCCTAAACTTACATGATAACAATACCATCCTTCTGCATAATTTAATGATTTAGTTATAATCATTGTTGGAACTGCACCTAAACCATGACCAATAGTACCTGCTGTTCCTGTTCCTGTGTAAGTTACAATACTAAATCCTGATGTTGTATTAGCTGAAGTATATGAACTATTTATTGTTCCTGTTGTGTTAGCTGAACCTTGACCATTTGCTTTCCAGTTCCATGATGCGTAATTATTTCCATTTGTATTAACTCTACCAGAATTTCCTACTGTAAAACCATCACTATTAAATGATTGTAAAAATTCTGTATTTGTATCTTCTGTATCTGTAGTATCACTTTCAATATACTTTGTTGCACCTCTTACTGCATCTGTCCAACAATGAGGGTTTGAATCTGACCTATTTTTAATCCATGTTAAATCTGGTTGAAATCCAACACCAGTTTGTGCATTACCTGTAGAACCATTACCTGTATAAAGTTTAGTATTAAAATGTTCTGTAGATTTATTAATTGTTGTGTATGCCATTATAAGTTTAATCCCTTTGTTGATAAAGCTGTGTAGCCAGTTGGTACATCATATTCAAATATCCCATTTCCACTTGCGTTAGTTCCTGCACTAGATACTGCTGTTGTTCCGAAGTAGCCATTGCCGAAGTTCCAAGATACTGTATTGTTTTGTGCATTACTATCGCTACCACTAGCAAAAAACCACCCACCATTAATAGTAGATGCAGGAGCAGTAAATGTTGTTATTGCACCTGTACTAGAAGTTGGGTCGCCAGAGTTTTGCCAAGTTCCATTTTTACTAAAAAATAAACGATTATTGTCAAGGTCTAAAGCTACTCCAATTATATCTCCTGTTGTAAAAGTTGCACCATAACTATTCTCTCCACCACCTTCAATATTTAAACCACCAGTTTGTGAACGATAAACTACATTATAAGAACCAACATCTTGATTTATTCTTGAAATTTCTGAAACATCTTCTGTTATTCCAACCCAACATCTACTAGCATTTGATGTTGCTACATATTTCATTTCTGCATAAAATTTTCCACTAGACATCATTAATGTTGAACCACCATTTACATAAGAATTATTTGTACCTTGTGCAGTAGTGTTTCCATTTGTAAATGTACTCACACCTGCAGTTTGTCCAGCACAACTTGCTAAAGGATTTAATGTAGCAAAAACATTGCTTGGATTATCTTCTGTTTTTGTAAGTGTACCACCACCAACTGTCCAGTTATTACCATTACCAGATTGGTCTGTAACTGAGTTACCATCTTTTAAAATAAAGAAACCATTAGTTCCATAAGTTACACTTGGAGAAGTATTTATTTTCCATTCTCCAGTTGTACTATCTGTAGAACCAAATGCTGAAGCATCATAAGCTGTGCCATCTATAAAATGAAAATGAGACATTAAGCCATTAAAATATCTTGCATTATCTGGTTGTTTGTATCCAATATAATGAGCATTACCTGAATTTGTATAATATTGAAAATTTTGAGTTGGATAATTTGATGTTGAAAAACTTGTTTGTAATTCTCCATTTATATATAGTTTTACTCTGTCAGAAGCTGTAGATTGTGTAGTATCTACACTTGCAACTAAATGATACCAAGCATTAGTATCTCTAAGTTTTGCATTAGTATTAAGTTGAGTTACATCAGAACCTTCCCATTGACCAAAACCAAATTCATCACTACTACTTATTCTAAAAGCATTATCATGGTTTGAACTTGTTGGACAATCAAGTATATAATTATTTTCTCCTGTTGCAGTTCTTTTTACCCAAACAGAAATAGTAAATGTTCTTCTATTTCCAGATGAAAATGTTCTTGATAAATATGTACTAGCCATTAGTTAAATTGTCCTCCACCTGATGAACCGAAGCTAGAAGTTAAACTAAATTCTCTATCTGCTGTTTGACCTTCTGCGTCTGTTGCTCTTAAAGTAAATGTATATGTTGTAGCAGTTGTTGAACTACCACCAAAATCTGTTGTTGTAATAGCACCTGTTGAACTATTTAATGCACAGTTAGCTTGTGATGCATTTGTTAATACAGATGTAGTTTCAGAATAAGTAATTGCACTATCAGAAGTTGCTGCAACTGTTGTAACTGTTCCTGAAAAATCTCCAGCAACACTTCCAAGTGAACCTGCTGAAGTTGACCATGTAGGAGCTGTACTTGCAGTTATAATTGCATTTGTACTTCTAGCTGCATTACCATCATCTAATTCTATTCTTACATAATAACTACCATTTGCTAATGTAGCATTTACTGCAAGTGTAGTAGCATTTGTTAAACTTACAGAGTTAGCAGTTGTAACTGCTCCTGTAGTTTTAATAAATTCTACTTTAGGTATACCAGAAAAATTTGTTCCAGTAATATTTATATCTGTAGCTGTAGATGGTGCAATTGTTTGAGATACATTAGCTACAGTTGGTTTTGTTTCTGTTGCTTGTGCAAAAGATAAATTACCTGAACCATCTGTTTGTAAAAAATATCCATTAGTTATTGATTGTGGAAGAGTAAGTGTATATGATTGACCTGCTGAATGTGGAGGTCCTTGAATTGACACTCCATGGGAGTTCTGAGAACAATTCAAAGTTAATTTTCCATCAGCACTTGAACCATCACCTTTAATTACTAATCCAGGTGTAAATTCTGTTTTAGCATTTGTAATAGCATCTGCATTTACTTTAACAGTAGTAACAGCATTACTAGCAATTTTATCTGCTGTAACTATACCATTATCTAAATCATCTGCTGTTATCGCTGCATTTGCAGGTGTTCTACCTATATAGGGCATTTACTATTTCCTTTATTATGCTGAGATTGTATCTACAACACTTGTTATAATATCAACAGAAGAAGCTGCTGAAGCAAAAGCTTTAACTGCATCTCCAGATTGTAAAACAACTTTAGAACCACCATCAATCAATTCTAAAGAACCACCTGTAGGGATAGGTGCATCTTTAATAATATGATAATTAGTAGAACTGTTCTCTACATAAACAGTAACATTAACTGATGTACCTGAAGTGTTAACACATCTAACACCTATGATAGCATCATCAGAATCTGCTGCTGCTCTTAATGTTGTAGGAGACCCAGAGCTGTTTGAGATATTTCGTTGTAAAGTTCTTTCAAAATCTTGTGCCATAGAATTATCCTAATTATACCTTTTTTTTGTCATATTGTCAACACAATCTATAATGCAATAGCCATTGCTACTGCAAAACCATTACTAGCTTTTCCACTAATATTTGTATTGGCTGTGTTTATTTGAGTTTGAATAGCAGAAGTTACACCATTCAAATATCCAAATTCTGTATTATCTACTGAACCATCATGTATTAGATTAGCATTTAATCTATTAGATGAATCAATAGTTGCTTGTTTAGCATCTAACTGTGTTTGAGCATTAGATGATAAACTATTAATAAATTGAAACTCTGTACTTGTTACACTACCATCTGCTATCTTAGTAGCATCAATAGCTGCTGCAGCTTTAATATCTGCATTAACTATATTAGTAATTGTATTATTATCTGAGTCAATTGATTTATTTGTTAAAACTTGAGAACCAGTTAAAGTAGCAACTGTAGAGTCAATAGCTAAAGATACTGCTCCTGTAGTACCACCTCCAGATAATCCTGTACCTGCAGTTACTGCTGTAATATCTCCTATTGGTACACTTGCTATTTCATTATCAACATATGCTTTAATAGATTGTTGAGATGCAACTGCAGTAGCTGAATCAGATGACATATCATCTTCATCTTTAAATGCTGTACCACTTAAACTTGTATTAAGTACTGGACTTGTTAAAGTAGGACTTGTCAAAACTTTATTTGTTAAAGTTTGTGAACCTGTAAGTGTAGCTACTGTAGAATCAATAGCAATATCGTTTGCATTAGCATCAATACCTGTACCACCAACTACATTTAATGTTACATCACCAGATGTACCACCACCAGTTAAACCATCACCTGCAACAACTGAAGTTATATCTCCTGTTGGTACTGTAGCAACTTGTGCATCTACATAAGTTTTAATAGCTTTTGCAGAAGCAAGTGTATCATCTGAAGAAGATACTGAAGTTATATCTGTATCTAATACTCCAGATTTTAAATTATCAACTTCAATATTAGATACTGTATTATTATCTACATCAATAACTTTATTTGTTAATGTTTGAGAACCTGTTAATGTTGCAACTGTAGAATCAATTGCAAATGTCATTGTTTGTGCAGAACCTGTAGTATCAATACCAGTTCCACCAGTTAATGTTAATGATTGTGAATCTAAATCAATAGATTGAGAACCACCACTATCACCAGAAAAATCTAAATCACTAGCTGTAACTTGTGCATCAACATATGTTTTAATTGCTTTAGCACTAGCTAATGTATCATCACTTCCTGAAACAGATGTTAAATCTGTATCAACATCTGTAATACTTGTAGCACTTCCAATTACTAAACCATCTAATGTTACAGTACCATCAAAGAAAGCATCTTTAAATTCTAAACTTGATGTACCTAAATCTATATCATTATCTGATGTAGGTACAATAGCACCATCTTGAACTTTAAATTGTTCAGTAGATGCACCAGATACATCTACATAAAATTCTAAATGGTCATTACTTGTATCTACTAAAATTTTGTTTAAAGGTGTAGCTAAACCTGCATCACCAATTAATCCTATTACTGGACCTTCTGCTGCAGTTCCATCATGTTTGTGTCCATTGGTTACATCAAATGCAGTTACTAATGCATTATATTCACCATTAAATAAATCTGCTGCAATAGTATTTCCATCTGCAATAGTTCGTTGTCTAGTATATCCTGCCATAATATTATCTTCTTCCTCCTGCTATGAATGATACAAACATTCCATTTACTGAATATGATGCATCTGTATCATTTGAAAAAAACTTAAAGTTGTTTGAAAAACCACTTCCAGTTACAATCATTCGTTTACTTGGTAATACTACTGCTCCAAATACTGATGTACCAAATACTGATGCACTTGCACCAAATACTGCAGCACTACTTAGATTACCTACACTAAAAGAATCTGGTTGTGGAACTTCAGTTGATTCAAAATCATATCTTATTAATAATTTTAAATTATTATTTGTTCCTTCTGGTTCTATGTTTGCTTTAACTGCATACAAACTTTTTCTTAAACCATTATCACCATAATCCATATCTGGTGTTTGAAATTGTGCATCTATTGTAGAACCATCAAAATTATTTCCAGTATCTAATTGATACACATATCCAGATTCATTAGAACCAAATTGCACTTCTTTATTATTTACATCTAAGTCTGAAGTACATCTTTTAATTTCCATGCCAAGTGTTTCACTCCATTCAAATGCAGGAACACCATTAGCATCAAATTTAAAAGTTCCTATAATTCCTTTTTGAGAAGAAGCTGCTTGACCAGATTGAAAATAAAATAATCTGTATTGACTTCGTTCTCTAATAACCATACTAGATATAGTAAAACTAGATATATTATCTAGTAACTCATTTATAAGTGGTAATATTTTTCTACTAATAGAACTTAATTCAACATCACCAATTCTAGCTGTACCAGCAATAGTTCTTAATCCATCAGGTGCTAAGAATACTAAATCTCCACCTATCTCTTGGATTGTATTACCATCTACACAACCTATATTTTTGGTTACTGATTTAAGTATAGGGGTAGAATCTAGGTTTGTCAACTCATAGATACTATTTTTACAAAATATGACTAGACTATTTCTAAATACCTTAATACCTACAATTACATCTCCAGTATCTATTGTACCTGCAGAAGCACCAGTAAAATCATATGGTTTTAATCTAGTACTATATGCAACTGTACTATCAGCATCTGATTGTCCAGCTACTATTAATCTTTCAGAAAATATTGTACATCTTTTAGGATTAATAGGTGTAGACCTTTCTAATGTTTCAAAATGAAATACATTAGAACCACTATCTAATTCTATTTGAAATTCAGCTATTTTGTTAGCACCATCTGTAATATAAACAGTACCATAAGTACCTTCAGATGTGTAGTTAACAAATTGAATATTTGATTGATTTGTTCTAGCCACTACTGTTGCACTAGATAAATCTGAAGAAGACATACCACTTTTTTTAACAGCTTGTCCACTTGCAGTAGATACTACATTAAAATCTAAAGTTAATACTGTATCACTTGTTATAGATAATACTCTGTAATTAACATTATTAATTTGTATTCTATCATTAGCAGCAAACTCTGTTGTAAAAGCTGTACCACTTCCAGTTACTGTAGCACTACCTGCTGTTACAGAAACTGTTCCTGTTTTAGTTTTATAAGTATCTTTATTAATTTGAGTATAACTTGTACCAGTTGTACTCCAATAAATATCATCTCCTTGACAAACTATTACACCATTTGCATAAGGAAATAATCCTTCTATAGATTCTGTTGAAACTCCTGATGGAATTACTCCACTACTACCACCAAATTTTTTATAACCACTTATTCTTCTATATCCACCAGTTGTAGAAGATTCAAAGTTTTGTAATTTAGTTGCAGCACCTGGGGTTCTAAACAATGCGTGAGAACTAGATACTAAATCTAATCCACCTTGTACTGTAATGGAAGCTCCTTGTGTTGGCATTTAATTTTATCCTATGGTAATAAATATGTAAATCTTACATCTGACATATACTTAGGTTGTGGTGAATTTAATTTGTCAGACATTTGTTGTAAACCTTTTTTATATTCATCTAATGCTAATTGTGATTGAGCAATATTATCTTTAAACTGATAAATATAATATCTTGCTCTTGCTAATAATACAGGTTTGTATTGTTCAGGAAATAAAACTTCATCAGAATCATTTGATAATTCAGATGGTCTATTGTAAGCATTAAAATAAATTCTATATACATCATCAGGTATTGGTGATAATCCAAATCTTCTACCATCAGAACTTCTTATAACTCTTAATGGTACTCCATATGCAGGTGATGAACTAGATTTATCTAACTCTTCATTTCTTGCATAAGTATTTCTCCATACATCTAAAGTAATAAAACTTAATTTATTAATTGTATGTGGAGCAGATTTACCTGATACTCCTTCTGTTGTTGCAGTAAATCTATCCCAATCAACTGCATCATAATCAGCATCTACATTTGCAGAACCAGCTTTTAAAAGATACCATCTAGTACCTGCTACTGTTTCTATAAATGTATTACCATAATATTCATTTTGAGGAGTATTAGTAGATAACCATGCCCAATTATCTACAGCATCTACAATATCAAAATATGCTCTGTTTACACATTTACTAACTTGTTTTTGTACACCTACTGCACTAGCTACTGAAGTTAATTCAGGTTCGTTTATTTCTACAAGTAAGTCATTTACTAATGATAAATATGTTTTAGCCATTTAACAATTCCATGCTCTTAATGATTTATTAATTCTTGAATTAGGGTCTCTTGCTGTTTTAGCTGAAGTAAGTTTCTTTTTCATACCACGCATCCTTGCACAAAAACTTTTTCTTCTATTAGCATCCTTTTTAGTTTTAGGATTTGGTGCAGGTGGTTTTAAATTTCTTTTCTTACCAGTCTTTGTACGACCTTTATTATAAGATGCTCTGCCTTTTGCATTTAAACCACCTTTAGGATTCTTACCCTCTTTTCTAGTCCAGGCAGGTGAAGATAGTAATCCCATTTTATTTATTTCTTTTTGTTATTCTTTTTATCTTTTGAAATCTTGATGACCATTACACCACCATGACCTTTTTTATTTCTTGAAACTTTTCCACCATATTTCATCATAGGTTTCTTTTTCATTCCATATCCAGGCATATTATAATCTCCTTAAATTATTACTATTAAAGCCACAACTATTACTGCAACAGCTATACAAACTTTTTTATGGTTAGTCCATAAATGTTTTACATCTGTAGGTATACATTGTAATTTTGATTTAATTTTTTCTATCATAATTCTGTCTCCTTAATTAAGATAGAGGGGTATATTACAACCCCTCCATCAAGTATAGTCTAAGTATTAGTCAAGTTTGTAGATAATTTTACCTACTGCGTCATCTCTTAATACTTTTCTACCCCATACCATTAGACCTCTAACGATATCAGAGAATGTACTTGTATCTCTAACAGTTTCTACTTTGTTCATAGCAGATGCAGCAGATACTGCACTAATATGACCGAATAGAACTTCTGGTGCTGTAGCAGAACCACCTGCAGATGAACCAGTACCTGATAAGTCGTTAGTTGGAAGGTTAGTAGATTTGTACATAGAGAATCCTCTAAGTTGTCCAGATGCAA